CTTCAAATTTCACGCGCGGCGCATGCGTGCGGGGGTGTAGGTAAAAGCGCAATTTGTCGGAGGTTATAAAGATATGCAGGAAGTTAAAAGGAAATCAAAAGAGTTGCAAAAACTTAAAAAGATTTTCAAAGATATAGAACCGGGAAAGCGGCAAACGGTCGAAAAATTGATTGAAAATGCCGCATTCATGGCGGAATCACTTAATGAATTACAAGAGATCATTCGCGAAAAAGGATTTACGGAAGAATACCAAAACGGAGCGAATCAATACGGCGTGAAAAAGTGTTCGGAAGTAGAAATTTACAATACAATGATTAAAAATTATACAAGCGTTATCAAACAATTAGTTGATCTTTTACCGAATGGAGAAGATAGCGGCGGCGATGAATTACTTGATTTCATAAGTGGGAAAAAGTAATTGACCGAATTCGAATTATATTTCGGATCCATCGTTGATGGAAGGATAACGGCATGCGAGAAAATGAAACGCATCGCCGATATGTTATTGAATCAATACGCATCGCCACAAGAATTCCATTTTGATTATGAAATTGCAAAAAAACATACAGATTTTATTGAAAAGTTTTGCAAACAACCGACCGGACGCATCGGATCGCCGTTGAAATTAGAACTATTTCAAAAAGCGAGAATGCAAGCCGTATTCGGTTTTGTTGATGATAACAATTTGCGGCAATTTAACGAATGCTTGATCGTCGAAGGACGTAAAAACGGAAAGACAACAGAAACGGCCGCAATTGAAATTGATATGCTTGTAAATGATGGCGAAGGATCGCCGCAAATTTACAATATAGCAACGCAGCGCGAACAAGCAATGCTTGGATTCAACGCCGCGCATAAAATGATTAAACAATCGCCGATGCTATCAAAGCATGTGAAGAAAAGGGCATCCGATCTTTATTTTCCTTTAAATTTCGGATTCATAAAAGCGTTAGCGAGTAACACAAATTCGCTTGACGGTTTAGATGTTCATTGCGCAACGATTGACGAATTGGCAGCAATCAAGAATCGTGATTTGTACGATCTTGTGAAGCAGGCAATGGGCGCAAGGGAACAACCTTTATTATTTACAATTACGACAAACGGATTCGTTCGCGGCGGAATCTTTGATTCGCAATATGAATATGCAAAAAACATATTAGAAGGAAAGGCAGAAAACAAACGTTTTTTGCCTTTTATTTATGAGTTGGATTCAATCGACGAATGGGATCGGGAAGATTGTTGGGAAAAAGCAAATCCGGGATTGGGAACAATCAAAAGCCGCGATTATTTGCGCCAAATGGTACAAAAGGCAAAGGACGATCCATCATTTAAACCGACCGTTTTAGTAAAAGATTTCAACATGAAGCAAACGGCCGAAAGTGCATGGCTTCGTTTTGAAGATTTAAACAACGAAGAAAAATTCGACATGTCGCAATTCGGATATTGCATCGGCGGATTTGATGCGGCGGATTCGGTCGATTTAAATGCAGCCGTTGCCATATTCCAACGCCCGAACGATGAAAATGTTTATGTCAAATCGATGTTTTGGATTCCGCAAAGCGTTATCGATGAATTGGATCGGAGCGGAAATCGAAAAGAGCGCGACAATGCGCCGTATAAATTATGGATCGATCAAGGATATATGCGCACATGTGAGGGCAACCGATGCGACAAGCGGATCTTTCTTGAATGGTTCCGGGAACTTAGAGATCAACACGATATTTATACAACATTTATCGGCTTCGATCCTTGGCATGTGTCGGATGATTTGATTCGTGAATTTTCGGCGGAATTTGGTAAAAATGCGATGATTCCGGTTCGACAAGGAACAATCACGTTGTCGGATCCGATGAAGAATCTCGCGGCGGATTTCAAGGCAAAAAGAATTATTTATGATAACAATCCGATTATGAAATGGTGTTTGATTAATACAGAAGTTAAAACGGACGTAAACGGAAACATTCAACCGGTCAAGGGGTTAGATTCAAGAAAACGAATTGACGGCGTAGCGGCGTTGATAGATGCATACAAAGTATTGCAGGACAAGCGCGATCAATACGTCAATCTCAATTAAGAGGGAAAAAATATGGGTTTATTCAGTTCAATCAGAAAAAAAGAGAATATCGAAACAAAAGTCAATAGTTATTTCCAGACATTGAACGCGTACACGCCGACATTTACAACGTTCGAAGGTTCAATCTATGAAATGGAATTAACGCGCGCGGCCGTTCACAGTTTCGCAACGCATTGTTCGAAATTGAAACCGGAAGTCAAAGGAAGCGGAAATCAAACGTTTGCAAGAATGCTTCAGTACAAGCCGAATCCATTAATGGACACAAAGAAATACTTATATAGACTTGCAACATGTTACGCGGTTGATAATACGGCAATCATTGCGCCGTTGCGTGATTCATCATATGAAAAAATAGTCGGGTTTTATCCGCTCGCATCGCCAAAAGTTCGAATTATCGATGTAAAAGGAATTAAATATATTCGTTACGAAATGGAGCCGGGCAATTATGGCGTTTTCCGATTGGATGAATCCGGAATAATGAATCAGTTCCAATATAAAAACGAATTGTTCGGCGAAAGCAATCGTTGCTTGCAGCCGACAATGGAATTGATTCATACAAATAATCAAGGAATTATGGAAGGCGTGAAAAGTTCGGCAACGCTTCGTTTCCTTGCAAAGATTGCGCAGACGTTAAGGCCGGAAGATATGGAAAAGGAACGAAAACGATTTGTCGAATCGAATTTCAGTTCATCAAATGCGGGCGGCGTTATGCTTATCGATGCAAAATACGAAGACGTGAAGCAATTACAAACGAATCAATATACAGTTGATGCGGCGCAGATGTCGCAGATCAAGGAAAATGTATTTAATTATTTCGGAACGAATGAAAAGATTTTGCAAAACAATTTCACGTCCGATGAATGGGGCGCATATTACGAAGGCAAGATCGAACCGTTTGCAATAGAAGCATCGCTCGTTCATACAAATATGTCATTCACGCCGCATGAAATCGCATTCGGAAACGAAATCATTTTTACCGCTAACCGTTTGCAATATGCATCCAACGAAGAAAAGTTAAATATTGTAACACAATTATTTGATCGCGGCTTTATCACTCATAATCAAGGCTTGGAAGTGTTCAACATGGCATCCATCGGAGAGATCGGCGAAAACCGGTATATTCGTAAAGAATACGGCCTTGCAGACTATGAACAAGAGCCGAAAGACGCATACACAACAACAGATCCAGAAGAACCGGCAGAAAAGGAGGAAAACGTCAATGCCAATATTACAGGATAGACAATACCGCGCGTTGAATTTTACAACGCCAACAAGCGCAGAAAAGAAAAACAAATATGATTCCGAGTGCTATGTTGAAGGTTATGCAACATCGTATGAACCATATGTTTTATATGAAGATGGCGAATCGGCCGTTTATGAAGAATTCCTTCCGGGATGCTTCCGGGGTTGCGACATGTCGGATGTTATTTTTCAATTCGATCATGCCGGAAAAGTATATGCCAGAATGTCAAACAATACATTGACAGTTGAACCGGATTCGACCGGTTTATTTGTTTGCGCGGATCTTTCGAAAACAAGCGCATCGCGTAGCATGTACGAAGATATTGAATCCGGACTTGTTACAAAAATGTCGTGGGGATTTTTACCGGATTTCGAAACACTTGAAATCGTGGAAAGAGGAAACGCAATCACAATCAGACATCATAACATCAAAAAAATGTTTGATGTTTCCGCCGTTTCTATTCCGGCGAACAATAACACAGAAATTCAAGCGCGAAATTTCGCAGACGGAGCGATCGGCGAATTTATGAAGGAGATTCAGAAGCGCAAGAATCATATAAAAAGAATCAAACTATTATTGGAGGTTTCAAAATGACAAGATTAGAAAAAATCGAAGCACGTCTTGCAGAAATCGAAAAGGAATTAAATTCCGAAGAAGTGGAAGCAAAGACAGAAGAAGAACTCGACAAGATGGAAGAAGAAGTTCGTTCTTTAAAAACTGAAAAAGCCGGCATTTTAAAGGCGGCAGAAAAGCGCGCATCGCTTGAAAAAGCAATCGCAGAAGGTAAAGAAACAGGCGTTGATATTACACCAAATTTATTAAATGGAGGAATTACAGAAATGCAGGAAAGAACATTCGATGCAAAATCAGCAGAATTCAGAAGCGCATGGGCGAAGAAATTACAGGGGCAGGAATTAACAGAAGTTGAAACAAGAGCATATGCACAGGCAAACGCAGCCGTTCCGACAGAAGTTGCCGACAAGTTCTTTGAGAAATTAAAGAAACTCGCTCCGATGATCGATGAAATTACACTTTTACGCGTTGCCGGAAACGTGAAGTTCTTCGCGGAAGGCGTAAGAAACGCAGCCGGAAAGCATACAGAAAACGCAGAAATCACAAGCGCAAATGATACAATGGTTTCCGTAACACTTGGCGGATTTGAATTTGCAAAACTGATTTCAATTTCTAAGAGCGCGAAAGCAATGAGCGTTGATGCATTCGAAAATTGGATCGTTGACATGCTCGCAGGCGACATCGCAAGAGAAATTGACAACTACATCATCAACGATTCAACAAACGGTATTGCAGCAATCAACTTCGTAACAGGAACAACACAGATCGAAGCAACCGCAGCATATACTTATAACGACGTTATGAATTTGATCGCGCTTCTTCCTGCATCTTATGATCCGGAAGCAAAATTCCTTGTGAATAAGCGCACATTATGGAGCGACGTTCGCGCGATTGTTGACGATAACAAACGCCCGATCTTTGATCCAGAAGCAAAGACAATTTGCGGTTATCCTGTAATTGTTGATGATTATGTTTCTTCCGAAAACAAAGGTTTATATCTTGGTTATTGGAAAGATGTTGTCGGCAACCTTGCAGAAGATATCACAGTTGAAAGCAATGCAAATAGTGGATTCACACGCGGCGCAATCGATTATCGCGGATTTGCAATCTTTGATTCAAAACCGGCGAAGACCGATGCAATTGTTCGTTTAGTAACAAACGCATAATTTTGTTAGATGCGGCGGCTTGACTTCTCCGACAGTTGGCCGCCGTTTTCTATAATACGGAGGTTTTAAAAATGCTTGAAAAAATAAAATTATCAATGAGAATATATCACAACGCATTAAACAATGACATCGAAGGAAATATCGATGCATGCATGCTTGATTTGCAACGCGTGGGCGTTCATAAAGCATATGCAACGAAGAAATCAGAAGATGCATTGATTGTCAAGGCGGCGGAATTGTATTGTAAATGGCAATATGATTTCAACGGAAAAAGCGATAAATTTATGCAGGCATACGAAAAACTTCGCGACGCAATAAGTCTTTGCGGATCCTATACAGAAAGCGAGAATGCAAATGTATAACGAAGTAATTTATTTATTATCGAAGCAAAGCGAAACAAACGATGTCGGAGATCAAATCGAAACAATTGTGAAAACAATGAGATTCGCAAAATTGAAAAGTATCGGGCAATCCGAATTTTATCAAGCACAATCAACCGGATTGAAACCGGAAATTAAATTTGTGCTTGCGGATCATTTAGATTATGAAGGACAAGAAGAAGTCATTCATAATAATTTCCGGTATAAGGTTTTGAGAACATTCAAGCCGGAAAACAAAAACGAAATTGAAATTGTATGTTATAGCGGCATTCGTTTGGAGGTTGTAAACGATGGCGATTCCTAAGAGCGTAACAAAAATAAGCAAGGACGGAAATGTCACATACACGCAAAGCGTTGATCGTGTAAACTATACGATCCGGGAACTAGCACGCGCAGCATTGCGCGATGTTGGGAAATATGTATGCAAACAATTTAAAAATGCTTATTATGCGCGATTCAAAAAGCATTCCGGAAGGGTTGGCCGCTTTACTCAATATTGGGTAAAGTACAAGCAAAAAAACATTGAATTGCAAGTAGGAATGAAACCAAATGCATTTTACGGCGGATTTCAAGAATTAGGATCATCAAAAACAACAAAGCATGCATTATTAACGCATGCCGTACAAGATAACATTGCAACAATAATCGACATCGAAAGTCAATATCTTTCCGCTTTAGAAGACGAAGCGCGTGCATTGTCACTCATAAGCGAAGAAGATTACGAGGGCGGAGCGGATGAATAAAACAAATTCTTTGAGAAAGATAATACAATCAAAAATCAATCCAATCATAAAAAGTTATTATCGCGTAGCAGATCCGAAAGCGGATTTCCCGCGTGCGGTTTATGATTTCGAAAATATCGATCTTGGAGATTTGAGCCGGGATGATTTAATTTTGATCGTGGATTTGTGGGATGAAGGAAACGACACATCCAGAATCGAAGACATTGCCGATCAAATCGAAGAAATGTTCAACGCTGCAAATCTACCGGATGAAAATGTTCTTCCGACATTTTATCGAATCAGTAGAAAGCCGATCGATGATGAAGACAAAACATTGATGCGCAGACAATTAAAATTTCAAATACAAAATTATTATGTAGGAGGTTAAACGATGGCCATTAAAACTATTACAGGAAACGGCGGCATTATCAAATCCGAAGATTATCATGTAATGACATGGACGGGAAAAACAAAATCCGGCGTTGCTTGCAAAATCACGATTGAAAATGCAATCAATAAAGGAAATCTCGAATGGACACTTGCAGAGAAAAACGAAGTCGTTCCGGCTTTAGAATTTGAAGCATCATACGCAAATACAGATTCACAGGCAGACGAAACAACCGCATGTCCTTGGAAAATCGAACTTGACGGCGCAGTAACATCCGGAGCAGGCGAAATCCTTCTTGGATTGGGCGTATTTGCGATTGACGATGTAGAAGTTGCACTTGTACGCGGCGGCGGATCATTCAAAGTAGAAAGAGAGTTTCGCGACATCGTAGCAGATGGCGACAAGGGATCCGTAAAAGATCGAATTGCACTTGATGCAGAACGCGCGAAATTATCTATGAACGTTTTAACAATGCTCACATCAATTTCAAAGATGTACCCGGCATTAAACGAAACGGAAGCATAAATAATTAAATACACAGAAAAAGGAACGGTATTTTCGCCGTTCCTTTTTTATTTATCCAAATCAGAAAAACAAATTGTCGGAGGTATAAAAAATGAGGAATTTACAAACAAGCGATTTATTTTCAATGGTTAGATTATTAACTAAAATCGGAGTGCGCGAAGAAATCAAGGATGTTGCAAAGCGCGCAGAAGAAAGCAAAACAAAGAATGTACAAGTGGATATGGGTTTCGATCTTCTTTTCGGCGTTCTAGAAAAAGCGGCGCAGGAGAATGCAGAAGGCGAAATTTATAAATTCATAGCGGATCTTTTCGGATGCAATCCGGAAGACGTTCGCACGATGAAACCGATTGAATTATTAAAGAAATTGGAAGAAGTTGCGAACATTGAGGAATGGAAAGATTTTTTCAAACATGTAGCAGCATTGACGAAGAAGAAATAATCGATTTGTTGCTACATAGATATGGAAATTTAGAATATATCATGCAATCAGATATCAAAACGGCGTTGCGAGTCATTGAAAAAGCAAAAGAGAAGGAAAAAGAAAACCGCTTTTTCTTGCAATGGGTTGTTCAACTTCCGAACATGACAAAAGAAAATTATATTTCTTTTGAATCATATCTCGACAAAGTAACAGGAAGGAACATTGATACGCGCCCGGTTTATGAATGCATGGAAGAATTGGAAGAAATAAAGAAGTTATTTAAGTGACAAGGGGTGCGGCGATGGCATTATCTATATTTTCATTAATGGGATCGATATTTGTTGATTCAAGCGAAGCAGAAAATAGCATTGCAAAGACGGAAGAAAAATCGAATAAATTATCGGATTCTTTTATCAATGGAATAACGACCGCGGGGAAATGGGCGGGGGGCATCGCAACGGCCGCCGTCGGAACGGCAACGGCAATCGGCGGCGCGTTTGTTTCCGTTTCCGAAAATACAAGAGAATACCGAAACGAAATGGCAAAATTAGATACGGCGTTTCAAGTTGCGGGGCATTCAAGCGAAGCAGCAAAGAAAACATATAGCGAATTGAATGCCGTTCTTGGAGATTCCGGGCAGGCAACAGAAGCCGCCAATCATTTAGCGTTGTTGTGTGATACGGAAGAAGAATTGCAGAAATGGACGGATATTTGTACCGGCGTTTATGCAACTTTCGGCGATTCCCTTCCGATTGAAGGATTGACCGAAGCCGCAAACGAAACGGCAAAAGTCGGAACATTAACCGGATCGCTTGCGGATGCGTTAAATTGGGCAGGAGTAAACGAAGAAGAATTTCAAGCAAGTTTAGATAAATGCAATACAGAGCAGGAACGGCAAGCATTAATCACAGAAACATTAACCGGCTTATATGATGAAGCGTCAAGCACATTCAAAGAAACGAACGCCGATATCATCGAAGCAAACAAAGCGCAAGAAGCAATGAATGATACGATGGCGAAAATCGGCGCGATTGCCGAACCGGTCATAACGATGTTTTTGAATATGTTTGCGGATTTACTCACGAACTACATGCCAATGATCCAGAGTTTGGCGGAAACATTATTGCCGTTATTAATGAATGTAATTGATACGATTTTGCCGATGCTTATTTCGTTTTTGGATACATTAATGCCGGTATTTATGGACATTATCAGCGCGGTTCTTCCGGTATTGGTTCAATTAATCGAAACATTGCTTCCGCCGATCATGGAAATTGTCGATATGATCTTGCCGGTATTACTTGAATTATTAAATCCGTTGTTGGCCTTTTTACAACCGATCATTAATTTGTTGAATCCAATCATTCAATTGTGCATGGCGTTGATCGTTCCTCTTATGGAATTACTCGGCGCGGTATTGCCGCCATTGAATGAAATTATTATGTACTTGGTAAACGTTGTATTGTTCTCGCTGCAAACAACCTTCCAGACGGTTGCGGACGTGATTTCAAACGTGATAAATGTTGCCGTAACATATGTTACGAATCAATTCAGCATTTTGCAGAGTATTTTTACAAATATAATTAGTTTTATCAAAAATGTTTTTACCGGTAATTGGCGCGGCGCATGGGAAAACGTGAAAACAATCGTTTCTGATATTTTTCAAGGAATGATTAACGCCGTAAAAACGCCGATCAATGCAATAATCGGAATTATTAACGGTATGATTTCCGGCGTAACATCCGGAATCAATGCCGTTATTGATGCATTAAACAAATTGGAAATTGATGTTCCGGATTGGGTAACGGAAACGCTCGGAATTACTGATTTCGGATTCAATATTTCAAATATTAGCGCGCCACAAATCCCGCTTTTACAGGACGGCGGATCGGCCATCAAAGCCGGAAAAGCAATTGTCGGCGAAGCGGGCGCAGAATTGATTGATCTTCCGGCGGGCGCAACGGTTAAACCATTGACAAACAACGGCGATCCAATCGGATATAAAGCAGTTGCAAGCAAACTTGATACAATGATCGCGCTTCTTTCCGCGATTCTTGAAAAAGAAGGCGTTGTCCGGATCGGGGAAAAAGAATTTATGAATTATGTCAATCGTAGTTTGGGCGCGATGCTTTAGGAGGTTGAAAAATGCGAAAGTTTTATATAGAAAACGAAATAAACGAGCGTTTTTCATTATGGGGAAATAAAGTTTATATGATTGATCCGTCCGGATTGGGAATCAAACATGATGCAACCTATATCCGGATCGGGAACGCCTTTTTGCGCAACAAAAAAATGCAAGTAGAGCAATCGGAAGTCGGCGGCAAAATCGAATTTATGGAACCGGGAGCAAATGAAAAGTTCAATGAATTTTATAACTTTTGCGCGGCCGCTTCATCGCTTTATCTTGTATATGATCCGGGCAATGGCAAAGAATACATTCGCGACATTGATATCGCGGAAGTTGAAAAAACCGAACGAACCGGCGGAACGTTGCCGATTAGCGTAAAATTTAGTTGCAAATCCCTTTATTATTTACGAAACAATAATCGATTCGTTTTTGAATCCGATTCAAGCGAAAAGCGATATGATTATCGATACGATTTTGCATATAGTGATTATGGCACATATGAAGCAGCAATCAACAACAACGGACATGTTGAAGCGCCGTTCGATTGTATTATCAATGGTTATTGCGTAAACCCGGCAATATACATATTGAAAGACGGAAAGACACTATACGAAGTTGTTTTCCCGGTTGCGGTAGAAGAAGGCGAATATATCCGTTATTCTTCGCGTGATGGCATGTTAGAAGCGACACTTGTTTCGAAGGATAAAGAAACAAATTTGATGAATACACTCGACATCGAAAAAGATAACTTTTTCAAAATTCCGATCGGCGATAGCAAAATCGTTTTCAGTTCCGAAAGCGCAAGTACAAATATTATTACGGTAACAATTTATAAAATGTATGAGGTTGTTTGATTATGCTATGTTATTTCATTTCAAAAAAGGATTTTACAATATCGAACGCCGTACAAGTGAATTCGTATTCGGTCGAACATAATATTGATTGCGGCGGAAAAACAAAATTCATTATTGCAACGCAGCCGAATGCATCAAATGAAGATTTTATCATCATAAAAGACGGAAAAGATGCAAAATACATCGGAATTGTTGAAAACATCGATAACGTGCAAGGAGAAAACCTTCATACAATATACGGTCTTGAAATTGAACGGATCTTCGATCGAAAAATATTTCTTTCCGATACGGACATCATAAAATCAATAGGCATTGAAGATTTCATCGCGCACACGATAGAAACATATTTTTCAAGAAGCGGCGATCCCTTTATCGATATGCCGTATATCAATTGCATTGTATCAACGCATACAACAGTTAATTCGAAACCGTCCGCCGATGATGGCGTTTACAACTTCAAAACGTATATCGGAAATATCAAAGAGCAATACGGAATATTTCTTGATTTTGAGTTCACAAAAACGAATTTGAATATCACGATACACAAAAAAGAACAAACGCCGATGCAGATTGACACAACATTGACGGATATAGATCAATGCAAAGAAACATACGAAATCAAAGCGTTATCAAAATTAAATGTCAAATGGTTAAATACGATAACGAATGAAGAAACCATGCGTTATTTTTATTTGCATACGGATCGAACCGTTTCAGAAGAAAACAAAGATCGAGTCGATGGAACGGTTTCTTCTCTATATTTGGCAAAAGAAACCGAAGAAGAAATGCGCGAAGCCGTTACGGATGAATTTAGAAGCAACTCATATTCACACATGATCGAAGCGGATATTTTTGCATATTCGAAAATATATCCGGCGTATGATTTATATGTCGGGCATAAAGTAACGATTAAAACGACGGCGGGCATTAAAGATAGTATTATTTCAAAGGTTTCATTCTCGGATGATTCCGATGTAATATCGATTAAATTCGGAAATTTAAAGGTAACATTAACGGACAAATTAACAGGAAGGGAGAATTAATTCATGGCAATACAGGGCATAACCTTTTCAAAACAATTAGTATCATCAAATGATGATGCGCATATTTACAAACTTCTTTTGAATGGGCGGAGCGGCAAAACAAAAGGTTGCACAATGACATTCGGCGGCGATGATATTTATATTTCGAACGGATATTTCTTCATCGCGAATCGATTAGTGAAAATCACATCGCTTGAAACCGTTTCAACGCCTATCGTATCAACCGGCACGACATACAATCGGCTTGTATTTGAAATTGATTTGACAAAGACAAATACAGATAAATTATTCGAGCAAGGATATTTCAAGATTTTATCGTCAACAAGCGATTATCCGGAAATTACGCAAGAAGACATCGAAAACGGCGGCAATATTTATCAAATGCCATTCGCCAGATTTACAAAGACGGTTGCAGGCATCGGAACATTCGAATCCGAACTTGAATCAATCGGCATCGCGCAGGATAATGCAATCGTTTATGTGCGTACATCGGGCAATGATGCATCCGGCGACGGATCCGAAAGTTATCCATTGCGTACAATTCAACATGCGATTGATTCCATCCCAAAAAATCTAGGAAATAAGGCAATCTCAATCAATGTTGGATCCGGAACATATGCGGAAGATTTGAAGATTTCCGGATTTTACGGCGGAATGCTTCGAATCAATTTTAACAATGCGACAATCAATTCGCTAACAATTTCCGATACAAACGTCACGTTGGCCGGAACAAACTTGACAATCGCAAAAAGCACAAGTTTGACTTCCGCCGATATCAACAACGGCGCAAATGTGATTTGTCAAGTTCCAATCACAATTACAGGCGGATTTGCCGGATTGCAAGTGAACAACGGCAGCCGATTTATTGCAACGCAGGATGTAACAATCAATACGGCATTATATGCGCTTTTGGCGGAACATGCATCAATCGTTTATATTTATAATTTAAAGGGATCCGGAAGCGATACAGGAGTTCTTGCGGATTCGGCTTTTATTATTTTAAATTCTATTGCCGCAAATATTGCAACTACGCAATACGCAACGGAATCCGGCGGCAGAATTTACACAGGCGCACAAACAAACATTCCTAAATATTAAAGGAGATTTCAAAAATGAAAGTTACACATAATAATAGAACGTATGAATGCAATGTTGCGGTAAAATGCGAAATTGATAAATATATCAAATTATATGATGAAAACGGCGCGGAAATTGCTTCATTCTATAATATTTCCGATTTTTCAAAATATACAATTTCGGGCGGATCGTTTGTTGATCCTTGCGATTGTTCAATTGCAATTCCGGTTTCAAAATACGTTATCGGCGGCCGTACAATTACAACAAACAATTGGATTCTTTCAGACGATGGAAAATATATATACGAAATCGAAAACGACGTGATTTCCGGGAATGCTACGACATGCGATATTTTATTGCTTTTTGCAAAAGGAACATCCCTATCGTATGAAGCGACGCAGGAAGACGGCAAATTGACGCTATCATGCGTTGTTGCCCCGACATCGGACATCGTGATCGATAGCATCCAAATCACAAGAGCATAAAAAATAAAATATGCAAAGGAGAAAAAACAAATGTCAATACGTGATAATTTAGGCGGCGGAGGATCCGCCGGAAGTGTACTTGATACATTAGAAGAAATCGAAGCGAATACAGAAGCGGGAAAAGCGGCGGGCGCGCTTGCGGTTAAAGAGTTAAACGACAGTTTAGGGGAATGTATTAAAAAATATAAACTTATCAAAACGGTTACAACTATTGCATACTCTGACGTTTATTACTATGACCTTGATATATCCGAAATAACAGAAAACGCCTTGACAGACGGAATAAGCATAGTTTCATCAATTAACAATACTACTTCCGATGGTGCGGCATTTATGTATGGTAAAACATTATCTAATACAAAAATTAGATGTTTCTTTAATGGCTCGTTAAGTAATGCAAGTATAACGTTTAATATCATTAAATAAACTATCGTTTAAAGAGGTTTAAAATGAAAGAACGAATCGAATATATTTTGATTGCCATAACAACGATTGCATGCACTATTTATATGTGCGTAAATCCTTAAAATACTAATATCCCGGACATTCCGGAGAAAGGAGCGGATATGCTCAATTTGAATTACATAGGAGATTCGAAGAATTATCCGGTTTCGTTTAGAAATATCAATAAAAATGTTGTCGAAGTCATCGGCGATATTCCGAAAAAGGAAACCGGCTTTATTATTACAAGAATCGGCGATCCATACGCCTTTAAAGGCGATTATTCAGAATTTAAAACCGTATATCGTGAAGTTGAAGGCGGGTTTCAGTATAGCAACGACGGAAGCGAATACATCGAACCGTTGCCGAAAGTTAATTTCTACACATCCGGCGGCGGCGTATTAGAAGGCGAATTGCAACAGGAAGCCGAAACATACGAAGATTTGATTATTCCGGAACCGATTGCAAATGAAAACTATGTTTTCACGCAATGGATGCCGGAAATTCCGGAAAGCGGCGCGATCGATGGCAATAAATCGTTTAATGCTATCTTTACAAGCACAATTCCGGAACCGGAACCGGAACCGGCAGCAAGCATAGAAGATCGCGTTTCTTCATTGGAAGAAGACGTTCAAAAATTAAATAATGCTTTAGGGGGTGCGGAATAATGGGAATCATAACAGATGCAACCGTTGATTTCTTGAAAGCGATTCGCAAGCAAGCGGAAATCAATTGTGGAGCAAATACGGACGCGCAGGCGTTAGAAGTAAAGATTTTATATCCAAATTTTGAAGACATCGCCGACGGCACAACGCTTGAAGCGGGTTCGCGCTTGAATTATAAAGGCGTTCTTTATAATGTATTACAGGCGCACGCAAAACAGGGCGAAACATGGAATCCAGAGAATGCGCCGTCATTGTATGCGAAAGTATTGATTCCGGATCCGGGCGTTGTTCCGGAATGGGAACAGCCGGATTCAACAAACGGATATATGACCGGCGACAAAGTAACACACAACGGCAAAACATGGGAATCATTAGTTGACAACAACGTATGGGAGCCGGGCGCACCGGGTACAGAGTCAACTTGGAAAGAAGTAACAAAAGAATAAATACAAGGGATTGCAAATCGCAATCCCTTTTTTAATGGAGGGGAATAAAATGGTTAGAATTAAATGGTTATTGTCAGTTATCGGCGGAATGATTGCCGCATTCTTTGAGCAATACGGAATGTTGATTGCGCTTGTTGGCGTTGCAATTGTTTTCGATCTCGTTACCGGGTTAATGAAGGCAAAAGCAAGCAAAGAAGACGGATTTAGTTCGGAAAAATGCGCGCGCGGTTTATTTAAAAAGATCGCATTGCTTGTCGGCATGTGTTTCGGGTTTTATCTCGATATGTTAATTCCGATTGTATTCGAATATGTGAACGTGACAATTCCGGTTTCAATGCCGTTTTCAATGATTATCAGTTTTTACATAGTTTTAAATGAATCAATTTCCGTTTGTGAAAATTTATATGCTACAAATCCGGAAATTTTGCCGAAATGGATCATCAGTCTTTTAACAAATGCAAAAGAAAGTCTTTTGAAGGAAACGGAACCCGGAAAAGAGGAATAAAGCATGAATAATTCGAAATTCATTGAAGAAATCGCGGCATCGGTTCGCAAATACGCTTCATCATTCGGAATTTGCGTTTATAGTCCGATCATAGCGCAATCAATACTTGAATCCGCTTCCGGTACATCGGAACTCGCAACAAATGCAAACAACTTTTTCGGCCTAAAATGGCGCGCAAATCGTTGTCCGTCCGCCGATGGTTATTATATCAAGGTTGGATCCGAACAAAATCCGGATGGAACATATATTTCAAGTTCAATGAAATGGTTCAAATTTCCCGATTTGGATGCAGGCGTTCGCGGTTATTTTGAATTTATCAATGTATCAAATTATGCAGCATTAAAGGGCGTAACAGATCCGGAGACATACTTGAAAAACATCAAGGCCGCCGGATATGCTACATCGTTAAAATATGTTGAAAATTTGATGAACGTTATCAAAAAATATGATCTCACAAGATTTGACGATTCGGAGGGCGTGAAAATGGCAAAGGTATTTTTAAGCGCAGGACATGGCGGAAAAGATCCGGGCGCGGTTGCACTCGGATTGAAAGAAAAAGACATCAATTTGCAAGCATTGCTTGCATGCAAAAACGAATTGGAAGCGCGCGGCGTGAAGGTTGTTTGTTCAAGAACAACAGACGAAGACGATCCATTGCGTGAAGAAGTAAAAGAAGCAAATTCAAGCGGATGCGATCTTGCCGTTTCATTCCATGCGAACGCAGGCGGCGGCGATGGATTCGAAGCATTTTGCAATCTTAAAAACCCGGATGCGGTACGCCTTGCAAAACTTGCGGAAAAGCATGTAAAAGAGTTGGGGCAGAATAGCCGGGGCGTTAAAGGCGGCATGCGTTTAGGATTCATCAAAAATACCACAATGCCCGCCGTTTTATTTGAATCGTTCTTTGTGGATAACGATGTTGATAACAACATCGCCGACACTATCGAAGAACAAAGAGCATTCGGAAAGGCATATGCAAAAGCAATTCTTGATTATTTAGGCATCGCGCAGGGCAACGCAGGGGCGGCAGGAAGCGACGAAAAGAAAGAAGTTGAAGAAATACCCGAACCGGCAAGCAAAAAGCCGTATACGGTCAAAATAACCGCTTCCGCGTTAAATATCCGCGCAGGAGCCGGAATCAATCACAATACGGTCGGATGCTTCACAGACGATCCGAAAATGATTGCAAAGAATCCGAAATACTACATACCGAAAGGCACATTCACGATCGTTGAAATTGTCGGCGATTGGGGAAAATTAAAATCCGGCATCGGTTGGATCAATTTAAAATATACGGAAAGAGTTTAAAAGGAAGGCGGGCGGCCTTCCTTTTTTTATTTGATGCCTAGCATCTTCCCCAATTTGTTACGCCGTCCGCTTTTTGTTGTCGGAATGCCGGTTGCTTTTGCGATCTTCCTTTTGGCTTTAGTAACGCCGAACGCTCGTTTCCAACTGAAAGACAATCCCGGAATTCCCGATTTCTTTTTTGCCATTTGAAAAACCTCCCCGATTTAATTAATTTATGTTACCATAATATTACAATTTTTTAAATACTAATATTAAAGCAAACAAAATCAACATCCGCCCGCATTATATCGGCATTTTCAAACGTTGTACTTTTGCGCGTTCTCCGAACGGGGCATCCCGAAAAGTACAACTTTTTTAGTCAAAAAAATATAATGCTTTCCGGGATGATTTTTTTATCTTCATCAATGGAAAATTCTTTGATTATACCGCGCCAAAATGCCTTTTTGTGCGGCTTGTCTAGTTTGTTGTAAATGGTTTTGTAGTCGGTTTCCAATAATCCTTTGATTGTATCTAAATTTCTTTTGACCGGTTTTTCGTCAACGTCAAGGCTTCGCAATTCGCGCTGCAATGAAAGGTATTCTTTATCGTATTCCGCTTCGTCGATTCGATCTTTGCGGAACATTGTATTCAATCGATCCATTTCCTTTTTGATTTTTTCAATCCTTGCGGAATTGTCCGTTTTGATTGCCGCTTTTTCTTCAATCCGCTCAACTTTTAAAATCTCATCATTCATATATTGCGAAAGATTTGCAAGCAATTGTTTTTCGATCTTTCGTTCGGATGTTGATTTGTTGAACGAACATCGTTGTCCTTGTCTATTTTTGTTGCATCTATAACTAAAAGTTCCAACGCCACCGTTCGTTTTGTTTTTTGTATAATTGCCGACCAATACGCAACCGCAATTCGGACATTTTATCAAGCCGGAAAACATAAATTCACGATTCGGAATTTCACTATATCTCGCATTTCTTTTCAAGGTTTCTTGCAAACGGTCGAATCTTTCCTTCGTGATATATGGTTCGACATAATTTTCTATTCCCTTATAATTACCATAAAGAAGCGTATTTGTCAATAAATTAGTAATTGATTTCATGTTCATATCAATTGAATACTTTTTATATATATATGCAAGCGTTCCGGCCTTCGATTGATTCATTTCGTAATGTTCCAATAAATCATATAAAATATGCGCTTTTTCTTCGTCTTTCACAAGATATTTATTTTTCTTTTCGCCCGCGACCGTCCAACAAAAAGCGAATGATTGCGCGCCGGTTACAACTTGTCTATTTTTGATTCGCATTTTATTATTGAATCGAATTCGTTTACTTGTCTTCTTTGCTTCATATTCGGCCATTGTCAAGTAAATATTTATTTTGAACGCCGCGTCGTCGTCTTCCGGATCGAGATCCGATTCTTCAATCGAAATCCATGTTACGCCCGCTTTTCTTAATTGCTTTTGGCATTCGTAATATTCGCCGACATTTCGGAAAAATCTATCTATGCATTTAAAAACAACAATGTCAAACTTTCCGGCTTTTGCATCCGCAATCAATTGCGCAAGTGCTTTTCGCTTATTAATTTCTAAAGTTGCGGAAACGCCTTCATCAACATATTCCCCGGATCCGATCAATTCATATTCGGCGCAAAAATCATCCAACAAATCCAATTGATCCGAAATTGTATATCCATTTTTTCTTTGTTCATCGGATGAACAACGCGCATATTTTGCAACGCGAATCCGCCCGCTTATCTTCCCGTATCTTTCTAATTGTTTATACATAAAAATCCCCCGATTTTTTGCGATTACTTAAAATTGCATTTTTTTGTTTGGTGTTTTATTTTCAAAATATAAAAGATTTTTCGATTTACATATTTATTAACTTATATTATAATTTCATTAGAACATATGTTCTGAAAATTGTAAGGAGATCTACACATGAAAGAAGAAATCATTAAAAAAATTACAGAACAATTAAAACAATGCAACGATATTTCTTTGCTTGATCTTATCTTGCAATTACTTAATAAATGCGGATAACATTTGCTTAACGCCGTTAAATTTTTCGTTGTCTAGTGAGTTTATATCAATAATAAACGATAAAAATTCCGGATCCTTCCGCATGCGAACAATGATGTCTGATACGATGTCATTGTTTTTTTGTATATTTTCCCATCCCATCAATTCTTGTTGCGTCATTTCAAGCGCGCTTGCAAGTTCCGGCAAAATATCAAGCGGCATATTTTCAATATCGCCGTTTTCATATCTATATATTGTAGAACGATCCTTCCCCAATTTGCGCCCCAATTCATCCGCGCTCATTTTCAATTCTTTTCGTCTTTCCTTTATTCGTTGGCCTATTTTCAATTTTTCCACCTCTTTTCCCTTTTGTTATATTATAGAATTTAAATCGCATATTTGCAACACAAATATTGTATTCGAGAAAAAAGTCGCATAAAATGCGAAAAAAGTATTGACAACAAGAAAAAATGGTGCTACTTTCTAATTGTCGCGCGACATGCGACAGAAAAACAGGAGGGCAAAAAATGGACGTTATCAAACTGAAATGCAAAATCATTGAAAAAAATATGAATGTTGAACAATTGGCGGATGCAATCGGAATCAATCGTTCTTCCTTATACAGGAAGTTAAACAACGCCGAAAAAATCACAATTGGCGAAGCACTAAAAATGAAAGAAGTTCTTACAATGGATGATTCGGAAGCATTCGAAATTTTTTTGATGTAAAAGTCGCATGGTATGCGACATATAGGAAGGGGAAAACATGAAGGAAACAACCGCAGAAAAAATCCTTTCATTATTGGCCGAATTGTATGCGGATCAAAACAACGTGAAAATCAAATATCACATTGTAAAAAATAACGAAAATCAAAAGGAGGAAAACGAATGACAACAGGAGTTCAAATCACATTGATTATTTGTATCACATTAATTTCATTATCACTAATTAGCAAAAAGAAATAGGAAGGGGAAAACATGAAGGAAACAAAAAGACGAATTGAAGGTTTATTGAAAAGCACAGAAAGACCGGGGATTGAAGATCTTCTTCAATGGATGGATGAAAATGGATTTTACGATGCGCCATGTTCAAGCAAATATCATTTAGCGCAGGCGGGCGGATTGGCGGAACATTCATTGAATGTATTTATCAATGCACATTCGATCGCAACCGCGCTTTTTTCAGAAAAAGCAACTTATACATTCATTGATTCTATAACAATATGCGCATTGCTTCACGATCTCGGCAAAGCCGGACAATTTGGAAAACCAAATTACATAATGCAACAGAATGAAGAAACCGGCATGAACGAATACAAAGGGAACAAAGATTTGCTTTATATTCCGCATGAAGTTCGAAGCATCGCAATCGCGTCGAAATTTATCGATTTAACAGAGGAAGAACAATACGCAATCCTTTATCACAATGGATTGTACGGCGAATTGCGGGGCGTAAAGAATCACGAAACGCCGTTATACATGATTTTGCATTTTGCGGATTTATGGGCGGCAAGAGTAACGGAGGAATAGGAGAAACAAAAATGAAAATGTTCATTATATGCATTGCGTGCATCGCAATCGGATATACATTCAGATACTTGCAAGAAATGAAACAGGAGGTAACACAATGAATGAATTGTCAGTAGGTTTAACAGTAGAAAACAGGGATAAAAACGAAATCACGATCCCGCTTGAAGAATATGCAAAATTGAAGGATATTCAAACACGCTTTGAAATCCTTAAAAACGAATTTATTCATGCTTCGTATTGCCCGATACATCATCAAATCATTCTAGGAATTGAAGACGCATACGCAAAGAAAACGCAGGAATTGAAAACGGATCTATCGCCGGAGAACTTGAAGAAGCAGGAGGACGAATGATGCGCAAATATAAAAAGGTCGTGCAATGCAACGAATGCAAAAAGATATATCCGAACGCATTACCGTATTTTTGTTATAAATGCGGCGCAGAAATTGCGCGAGATTCTATGTTTTTGGGATTGGTACTCACTAACAACGCGCGACATGTAGCAGCACGCCGCCGATTGTTTAGATGGGAAATGAAGCAGGAGGACAAAGCGTGAATGTTTTAAGTTTATTTGATGGTATTTCGTGCGGAATGGTCGCGTTAGAGCGTGCGAGAATTAGCGTTGAAAAATATGTTGCATATGAAATCGACGAAGACGCAATCAAAGTCAGCAAACACAATTACCCCATGATTGAACACAAGGGCGATGTTTTCACGGCGCAATACATAGAAGGCGAATTTGATTTGTTAATCGGCGGATCCCCTTGTACACATTGGAGCATTGCAAGGGGAAATGATACGCGAGAAACAACCGCAAGCGGCATCGGATGGGATTTGTTTTCCCAATATGTACGCGCATTAAAGGAAGTTAAACCAAAATATTTTTTATATGAGAACAACGAAAGCATGTCGGATGATATAAAAAATGAAATCACAAAGCATTTAGGAGTTCAACCCATAATGATTGATAGCGCGGATTTTTCAGCACAAAGGCGCAAGCGTCTGTATTGGACAAACATTCCATTCAATACAAATTGGGAGAAAAGCAACGTTCTATTTTCGGACATTATGGACACGGAAAATTTAAAGATCAGAAGCATCGAAAAATACAAAGATACTTTCAAATGGTCGCGCGATGGCAGGTGTTTAAGCTGGGATACATCCGGAAAAGGATATTATTCGCAAGCATCACGCGCACGAATGCCGGATCAAAAATGGAATACCGTATGCGCAAACAGGGCAGAAAGCAAGGGGAATGTATGGTTAGGCAATGACACAATCCGGCTTGTAACAATTGAAGAATTAGAAAAATTACAGACATTGCCAGTCGGATATACAAGTTGTTTATCAAGCAAAGAGAAACGAGGAAAAGGCATCGGCAACGGATGGACGGTTGATGTTATCGCATACATTTTTTCGTTTATACCGGATAAAGTTGGCGATAAAAAGGACGAAAAAAAGCATCGATTTTTACAAAAAGTATTCGGGCGTGAAAAATGCCTGCAAAGCAAGTAAATATAAGGGTTCAAAGGGTGTTTGATGAATGCAATATAATATTATGCATTCGTTGCATCCGGAAAGGGGCGAAATGACCGAAATTTTATTAACACTTGATCCGAAATATTGGGAACTTATTAAAAGCGGACAAAAGACAATCGAGATCCAAAAGAGAACGCCGAAAATCGTTCATATGCCGTTTCGCGTTATCGTATATTTGACCGGATCCGGGAACGTTGTCGGAAAATTCGATTGTTGCGAACTTGTAACGACAATACGCCCGCAATATTTGGTTGAAGGAAGTTGCATGACGGAACAAGAAATCATTCGTTATTCAAGAGGGCGCGCGCTTTGCGGATGGAGAGTCAAAGCGGGAAGCGTTGTCGAATACGAAATTCCGCTTCCGCTTGAATTTGCAACCGGTTTAAAATGTCCGCCGGGTTCGTGGTGTTATCTACACAAGGAAAATGAAAATGAATAAAACCGATTTAAAAGAACGATTGCCGGATTTTATTATCGAGCAATCGGAAGACGAAAAATCAAGAAACACAATCAAAAAATATTCGCACAACATCGAAGTTTTTATCGAGTGGATCCCGGACGATGCGCAAATCGATAAATCACTTGTGATCGATTTCAAACGGCATCTTCTCGAAGAACTTCAATTTCGCACGAATACAATCAACAATTATATTATTTCAATCAATAAATTTTTGTATTGGTGCGGAATAAAGGATTGCAAAGTGAAGCAGATGCAGAAGCAGCACGCGGCATCCAATAGCGAAATTTTGTCATTGTCCGATTATAAAAGATTGTTGCGCTTTGCGAAGCGATTAAATCAAGAAGACACATACTTGATTATGAAAATTCTTGCAATGACCGGGATTCGCATCGAAGAATTATCGTTTTTTACGGTTGAAAACGTGAAAACGAATTATATTCCGGTTAGAAACAAGGGGAAGGAACGTTCAATCATTCTTCGACAGGATCTTGCAAGGGAGATCCGGCAATATTGCCGCAATAACAATATAAAATCGGGAATTATATTCTTTTGCCGCAATAAAGGCCGCATGATGGCAAAATCGACGATATGGCGGCGGATGCAGAAGATCGCAGGCGTTGCAAAGGTTCGCAAAAACAAAGTTCACGCGCATAGTTTCCGGCATTTGTTTTCGAAAATGTTTTTGGAAGAATACAACGGCAGCATCGCGGAATTAGCGGATATATTAGGCCATAACTCGATCGAAACAACGCGCATATACGCAAAGACAACAGACGAAGAAAAACGGCGCAAATTGGAAAGGATCAAATTCTAATGATTGATTTTTCAAAAAGTAAATATACTTGCGACGGACAAATGACATTTGAAGAATGTTTGAAGGAAATAGACAAGTACAAATGGGAAACAGGGCAATATATAAACTTGCCAGAAACGGAGGAAGGCGAGAATGAACATCATCGATTACATTCCGAAAGGATTTGAAAATGCAATTTCCCGGAAGAATCTTTGCATTACTACCGGTTTAAACGATCGTATCATTCGCAAACTCATTGAAGAAGCGAGAAGACACACAATCATAATTTCAAATACGGATGGATCCGGATATTGGATCTTTCCAGACAATCCGACAGAGTATGAAACAATGATGCTTCGAAAATATGTGAAGCAACAGGAAAGCCGGGCAAAAAGTATTTTTTACGCACTATATCCGGCACGACAACGAATGAAAGGCGGCGCGAGCAATGGGAATTAAACGAATCGTTGATACTTCCTTTTGGACGGATCCAGGAACGGAAGATTTCACGCCGGAAGATAAATATTTCATGGTGTATATTTTAACGAATCCATTTACAACGCAACTCGGCATTTATGGGTTAAGTATTAAGAACGCCGCGTTTCATTTAGGTTATTCGAATGAATCCGTACAAAATTTAATTGATCGGTTCGAAAATAAGTACGGAATAATTATCTATTCAAAAGAAACAAAAGAAATTGCAATAAAGAATTTCTTGCGGCATTCCATCGTTAAAGGCGGCGCGCCGGTTCGGGATTGTTTGATTGCAGAAATGAAGAAAGTAAAAAACAAAGATTTGATTGCAAGAGTTTTTTCGCATATCAAGGGCGATGAAAGTTTGAACGAAACCGTTAAAAGTATTATTGCAGAATACGAAGAAAAAAACGGCGTTCTTCATTACTGTAATGAGAAACAAAATGAAAAAGGAAATGAAAAAGATAATGAGAATGAGAATGATAATGAAGTATCGTACCCCGATTCGCACAACGAATCGTTGAACGATACGTTCAAAATCATCATATCACATTTAAACACAAAAGCCGGAACAAATTATCAAGCATCATCCAAAAAGACGCAATCAAGCATTCGCGCAAGAATAACGGACGGATTCACAATTGATGATTTTATAACGGTTATCGATAAAAAGTGCGAAGAATGGATCGGAACGGAATATGAAAAATATCTTCGCCCGGAAACATTATTCGGAACAAAGTTCGAAGGATATTTGAACGCAAGAATTATCCGGAATCAATCAAAAGCCGCACACATACAAAATCGCGTTAGCGCGATCGATAATTGGTAAAGGGAAGGGAAGGAAATGGAACGAGAACAATTCAAAATACTATGCAAAGGGATGAAAGCCGTATATACACAAGAAACATTTCTTCCCGATGCCGATGCATTTAATATATGGTTTGCACTTTTGGGCGATTTGGAATATGCCGTTTTGAATGCAGCAATTCAAAAATATATGCTAACAAAAAAATTCCCGCCTACAATTGCCGATTTGCGAGAATTAGCGACAACGATTTCAACCGGAGAAATCCCGGATTGGGGCGAAGGTTGGGAAAAGGTTTTACAGGCAATACGATTTTATGGATATATGAGAGAATCGGAAGCATTGCAATCAATGGATGAATTGACGCGAACATGCGTCAAGCGTTTAGGATGGCGCAATTTATGCATGAGCGAAAACAACAATCAAGATCGCGCAAACTTCCGAATGATATACGAGCAATTATCGGAACGCCAGAAGAAGGAAGCAGCGATGCCGATTTCACTCAATAATACAATTAAACAATTAAATCAAAGCGCCGTCAAACAGTTAGAAGACAAAACATCATAGAAGGGGGATTCTGATAATGGCAAACGTTAGATCGATAAATAAAGATAAATACAACATAAGCAATTACAGATTCCGCGAATTATATTATTTTTGTCTTCAATATAGCGAATGGAAAGCAGCATTGAAAGAACTTCGCAATCCGCTAAAGGGAACGCAGATTTCCGCCGTTCCCGCTTCCGGCGATCCGGGCAATCCTACAATGAAAAACGCTTTGAAGTGCGCGGAATTGATGTATAAATGCGAATTGATCGAAACGGCCGCGAAGATGGCCGATCCGGAATTGTACGAATATATTATTTATGCCGTAACGAATGAGGATATATCATTCAACATTTTAAAGATACAAAAAAACATCCCATGCGAACGCGATCGATATTATGATCGCCGCCGAAAGTTTTATTTTGTATTAGACAAGTTATTGCGCAAGAAAGGCGCGGAAGAATTGGAGGGAATATGAAACAACGAATATATATAAGCGGATCTATTTCACAGGATCCGAACTATAAAGAACATTTTGCACAGGCACAAAAGCAACTTCAAGAATCGGGATTCGCCGTTGTAAATCCGGCGGCAATGGATGAAGTATTGACCGATGCCGAATACGAAGAATTTATGTTTGCGGATTTGCATTTGTTGGTATTATGCGATGCGATCTATATGTTGCGCGGATGGGAACAATCACTCGGAGCAAATCGCGAAATCGGCTTCGCGCTCGGATGCGGAATGAAAATTCTATATGAACCGGAGGAAGCATGAGAAATTTTCAAGAATTACAAAAACAAACGATTCATTATAATTCGCCCGGCGCGCTTGAAGAAATGTCAAAACCGAAGAACGTAAGAGCGAACGCGAAGAAGGCATTCAAGCGCAATCCATACGCCGGCACAATAGCAGAAATCGAAACAGGAGGGAAAGAACATGAACGCATTAATCGAGAAGACACAAAACAGAATTAACGAAGAAATCGAACGCCGACATCAAGAAGAATTCAAAGATGTAGCGCGCGCAATGGAAGATACGGAAAAGTATATTGTACTGAAAACCATTCCAACAGAAGTTCTCATTTGTGAAATTTCAAAAAGAATGCAACTACTTGAAAGCCGCGACAAAGCAATCAAAGAATTATTCCGGGTTCCGGAAGAATAGTTCGTTGAAGAAAACTTTAGATGACTAAATAGAATAAATGGAAAGGAGAAAATGAGGTTTTGGTCGACCAATTAAAATTGCAATTTTACTCTGAGTACAGAAGTGAGAGTATTAAGTTTATTTGATGGAATTAGTTGTGGGATGGTTGCTTTAGAAAGGGCAGGCATCCATGTGGAAAGATATGTTGCTTATGAAATTGATAAATATGCTATTAAAGTTAGTAAAAAAAATTATCCAAACATTGAACATAAAGGCAATGTATTTGATGCGGTTTATGGGAAAGATGAATTTGACATTCTGATAGGAGGAAGTCCTTGTACATATTGGAGCATTGCAAAAAGTGATGGAAAAAGAGAAACAACAGCAAGCGGATTTGGGTGGGAACTTTTTTCACAATATGCAAGAGCATTAAAGGAAACAAATGCAAAATATTTCTTATATGAAAACAATGCATCAATGAGCAATGAAATAAAAGATTGCATCACAAAAGTGTTAAACGTAGAGCCAATTCTTATTAACAGCAGTTTAGTTTCTGCTCAAAACAGGAAAAGATTATATTGGACAAACATTCCTAATGTAACACAGCCAAAAGACTTAGAAATAAAATTAAAAGATATATTAGAAAGTGGATATGGTGTCACAGTTACTAAACAAGGGAAAAAATATTCTGATGAAATAGAAAAGGCAGGCACACTATTGGCAAGGGATTACAAGGGATTTGGTAATCAAGGAATGGTAGGAAAAATTGTTGATGGAGAATTGAAAAGATTATCACCGTTAGAGTATGAACGGTTGCAGACATTGCCTGATAATTACACAGATTGCGTTTCAAACACACAAAGATACAAAGCAATAGGTAACGGATGGACAGTAGATGTAATAGTGCATATTTTCAAAGGGTTATTAACCGATGGTACTGAATTTTAGAAACTCAAATAGAAAGTGAAATTTAGTCTAAAAAATTTGAGTTTCTTAGACTAAGTGAAATTTTAGCCCAAAACTTAGGCTAATCTTGGACTAACTAAACCGTAGTTTATTAAAGAATAGGAGAATAAAGCAATGAGCGAAATAACAGTTGTTACAAATTTACAGATCACAAAGATTTATAAAGACACAAAGGAAGATTTCGTATTCGACAAAACGGCGTTCGCAGCCGGACAGAAGGACATAGCAAAAGATGCGTTGGATGCCGACGATGTTATTGTTCTTAGCGTACAAGAATTTGTTATTGATGAAGAATCACAAACAGAAGTTTAAATATTTTTATATATTATTAAAATACCACACGCAGAGGACAAAAAAACATGTTATTGTATTAGCGTGTAGAACTCGCAAAAATAAATCCTTCTTAGCAAAGAGCCGTTATCAAATTGATAGCGGCTTTTTGTATGGAACAATAGGAGGTTATAAGATGGCGAAGGAATGGGCGAAACCATTCTATAATAGCAAAGCATGGAAGGCATGCCGGAAAGCATACATCCAGAAGCGAACATTAATCGACGGCGGCATGTGTGAAACATGTCACGAAGAACCGATTCAAATAGTACATCACACAATTATATTAACGCCGCAAAACATAAAGGATCCGGATATATCATTGAATCATTGTTTATTGAAGGGCGATTGCAAACATTGTCACGACCGGGAGGAAGGACACTTTATTGACTCGCTAAACATTCCAAAATTAAACTGTTCTTTTGATGAAAACGGAAATCCGGTTGATTTGCGGAAGGTTTAAAAAAATAAATATCCCCCCTATTTGCTTTTATTTATTAAAGGCTTGGAGAC